GTTCTTAGACGGTGCTTGTAGTTTTACTCCATCTTTATTCCTGCCTCCTTTCGATAACGCTACAACGTGGGATACATCTTTGCCCTTACGGGCAACTCCTTTCTTGTCTAACTCCCGGCGAGCACGTTGCCTCTCCATCCGGTTGTCGTGCTCACCTCGCTCTTGTTGGGTCTTGTACTCTTGCTTGTAATCTCTCACGCTCTATCTCCTCTAACGCTAGTCTTAGAGCGACTATCGTCTTAGCAAACTTAGCTCTGATGGGGTACTCCTCCATCAACCTTACTGCATCCAACATCGCCTTCTCTGCAAGGCCTAAGCTTTTCATACGCCCGGGGCTTTGTATAGAGGTTTTTACTAATTTCACGGTAAAGACCCCCTACCCCACAGCCTGTGAGATAAAAGGGGGTCAGGTTTCACGGCCCTTGCGGGATCCCCATGCTAGCTTTCGCTATGCCCTCGACTTGGGGATTCGACCAGTCGGCGGATTCTTACGGATTTGCACCGGGCGTGCTTTCGCACCCTTACCGCTACCCTTTTCTTCCGCGCCCTCGGGATACAGTCTTACTATCGTGCGGAGTACGTCCGGCTACCTGCCGAAAAGGTTTACTTCATAGACAAATCAACAGGCTTGCCGTGTTCAATACCAACACGGTGCTTGATCTCTACAGCGTAATAGGTGAAGTCTTGATGCCCAGTGCCAGCAACTCTAGCTGCGTACTCTCGGCAACATTCAATCGCTGACTCAAGGGTGTCGTGCAAGTACACAAACCGCGCAGCCGTTCCAGACGGGGTGCGCATGAAAACTGCGTACTTCGGGTTGTCAGCTTGCTTTAGATCGCGGATGGCGATCTTGGGAGATCTCAGGCCATTGTCCATACAAACCTTTCGTAGTTGTATGCGGCCCAAAACAAAAAACCCTTAAGCAGAGATAGGGCTTTAGGCTTGGTTTGCCGCTTGGCAGAAGACTCCAACGCTCTTCTACTTTGCATTGACGAAGCCCGCCCCTGCTTAAGGGTTCGGCTGTCCGTTGGTGACTGCCTACCGGGTTACCAAGCCGATAGGTGACGAGAGTGTCCTACAACGTTTTTAGTCTGTCAAATCCCCCTGCCGGTAGCCTTACACGGCCATACGCTTTTAAGCACTCTGTTGATCAAGCTATCAGCAGACAGGTGCCGTTCTGCTGGTGTGTTGGTGAGGTAGTTCCGGATCATGTCTTGAACCTGCCCCGCTGTTACATGCGACGGCGGGCAATGCAAGAACCCTTGCCCAACATCAAACGCTCCCATGACATACCCGAGTGCCACCCCTCTCGAAAAGTAATCCGTTGCGTTCAAGTCAGACAGAAGATCATTGCCACTCTTGAACTCAGCGTGAGCCGTCAGCGACACACACAGTGTTGCTGCTGCCAACCATTTCATTTTTATCTCCTTCAGCGTTGGTGGCCTGTGCGGGACTCGAACCCTCACGCCTACCGGCAACAGATTTTAAGTCTGTCGTGTCTACCTATTCCACCAACAGGCCAGACTATATCATAACGATAGTGCGAACAATAGCTCATTGTATTTTTTAATCGTCTACTGTGTTATGATAGCCCTGTGCTACATGCACACTCCTCCTTCAGTCTTTTGGCCCCCGCGTGGGGCCATTTTTTTTCACAGTTCCACTTCCTTCAGCCGCCACCGGCCATCCTCTTTATCCCACCCGTGGATGAGGATTCTCCACCCCGACCGGATCATTTCTGGATAGGCCTCTGTCTCCTCTATCTTGGTTCTTCTAGAGGAAACGTTCGCTCTACTCGTAACCTGTACGGCGACGGTTTCGTGGTTCCCAATACACAGTAGATCGATACACCCGAACAGGTCATGCTTCCTGCGGGTGAAGGCGTTGTAGTGCTCGACAGTAGCGACTACGTACCCCCTGTCTCTCATCTCCGCCATAGACCTCGGCGTCAGGCTCGGTATTTTCCGCTTAGGCTTCGCTAGCGCTTGCACATCTTCTGCGATAGTGCTATCGTCTGGTTTCAACATGGAGACCTCGATGAAGGTAACGAACAACTGGGGTGTGCCTGAGCCGCTGATGACGCTGGCGTCTCGGGAATACTACAGCAAGGGGAAGAGTGACTACAGCGTGACTGAGCTTCTTTCCCCGCCCCGGGTAAGACGGTTAAGAGAGCAACACAGCGAACACCTTGTCTTGGATGTCACGGACATGATGTGGCAGATGCTTGGGTCTGCCTTGCATGTAGTGATGGAGCGGGGTGAAACCCCGGGCTGGATCTCAGAAGAGCGTGTCTTTCTAGAGATCGACGGGGTAACGATCTCGGGGCAGATAGATCTACAACAGGAAACCCCTGACGGTTTGATCCTGTACGACTACAAGTTCACCTCCGCATGGGCGGTGATGAACGACAAGATCGAATGGGAGCAGCAGCTAAACCTGTACGGCTGGCTCTTGAGAAAGGTCAAGAACAAAAACATCGCAGGTCTCAGGATCTGCGCTCTTATCCGGGACTGGAGTAAGCACGATACCCGGGAGGGCTACCCCCCTAAGCAGATACACGTTATCGAGATCCCGCTCTGGGACTTCGAGACGGCGGATAGGTTCGTAAGAACCCGGCTAGATCAGCACAAGGAGTCTAAGGTCACGACCGATCTGGGCGGGGATCTGCCTTTGTGTACAGAGCATGAACGATGGCAGTCAGAAACCATGTACGCAGTAAGGAGGGAAGGAAGGAAAACAGCAATCAAAGTCCTAAGAGATCACAACGAAGCCAAGCAACTAGCAGAAAAGGAAAAAGGATATGTCGAAATCAGGAACGGGGAACCCAAGCGGTGTACCGGGAACTACTGTGGAGTCGCAGAGTTCTGCGACCAATATCGAATGGAACTTGCTGAAGCTGAACGTCAACGAGCACACGGAGAAGAAGCAGAACCTAACGTATCTTAGTTGGGCGTGGGCATGGCAGGAAGCATTAAAAGCTGATCCGAAAGCTTCTTTCCGGGTTCACACGTTCTCAACCGTGCAAGACGGTGCAAGTCCGGTTATGAACATCAACGGGACGGGAATGGTCTGGGTGGATGTAACCCTTAACGGGACTACGAGAACAGGCTTTCTGCCGGTTATGGATCACCGGAATAAACCTATCGAGGAGCCGGATGCGTTTCAGGTAAACACCGCTCTTATGAGGTGTATGACCAAGACCTTAGCTCTGTTTGGATTGGGTCTCTACATCTACGCCGGGGAGGATCTGCCGGAAGGTGAGCCGGAGGTAGCGCCGGAAGCCAAGAAAGCGGTACAAGAACCCAAGGTAGACGCAAACCTAGCTTTGTTTGCAGAGAAGATGAAAGAGATGGTGACCATCGCTACTACTAAAGATGAACTCCGGGAGTTCTGGAAAGCCAACCTGCCTCAGTTGGACATCCTTAAGACCGAGAACCCTGACCTGTTCAAGTCAGTTCTGAAAACGTTCAAAGACGCTCAATCACAAATGGAGCAAGCATGAGATCTTACAAAACCGTCTCTGTCCCGCTAGATGTCATAACACTTCTAGACGAAGTTAAGAAGGAACTAGAGAAGAAATTCGGGGTGAGCTTCTCTTATCCCCAAGTGATTACTTACCTCGTAAAACACAGGAGCATCTGATGTACGAACAACGCAAAGACTCTGGCCGGTTGATGGCCTCGCAGACCAAGAAGCACGAGAAGTCCCCCGACTACTGGGGAGAGATCGCTATCGACGTTAAAGACCTGACCAAGGTTGAACAAGTCAACGGCCTTCTTGTTTTCAAGATCAACGGCTGGAAGCGTAAGACCCAAGCAGGTTCTACCTATCTCAGTCTAGCCATCGACCGGTACGTTAGCGACCGTGCCCCCAAAGCAGCACCAAAACCTGCCGCCAAGAAATCGTTCGATGATCTGGAAGACGACTTCGTATGAGTCCGCTGGAATTTGAAGGGAAGAAGATCGCTCTCAAACAGGATAGCAACGGGTTTGTTTTAACCCTTGCTGTTCATCCCGACGAGGCTCCGGAGGAGCTTCTTAGGGACTTCGTAGGAGCGCGGTACATGGTGGTGATGGTACGAATCCTAGACGATGAGACCAAGCTTCTTTATAAAAACCGCGTCAGTCAGGCAGCGGTCTTGTGTAAGAAGATGGACTTTCAGATGTGGCTGGGGGTTGACTCAGAACTAACAGCCGCAGAGGAGCTATGCAAACGGCTGGAGATCAAATCACGATCTGAGTTGAATGGGAACAAGAAAGCTCAGGAACGGTTTGATCAACTGGTAAAGGAATATAACGATGCCGATTTCTTCTAAGAAACTGAAACCTTTTATGTCTTACATAGAAGAGTCTCAGTACGTAAAGATGAGTAGGCTTTCTAAGAAGACTCACATTCCAATGTCTCAACTTATGAGGGAAGCTATCTCAATCAGGATCACAGAAGGTAATCCATACACCGCCGGATTTAACAGCGGTTTGGAACATGCCATGAAAATTATTGATAACAATCAAGCTTCGCAAATGCGATTCCCGTCTGGGAAATCTTTCGCAGAGTTGATTAACGAAGAAATTGAAAAGGCCCGTATGAATGAAACTGCTTAAAGGAAATAGAAACCAATGCGGAGTATGTAAAGAGTACTTTAATTCAATAGGAGCTTTCGATAAACATCGAGTGTTTGATAAACCGAAAGATTGGTCTACAAGACGCTGCATGACATCGGACGAAATGATCAGCAACGGAATGTCTCTTAACCAAGCCGGGTTCTGGGTAACAGAGAAAATGCCAGAACAGTTTTTAAAAGGATTGAAGGAAAATGAAAGTAACAACAAAAGTAGTAAGCGTAACGCCAACGATGGCGAAGTCGTGGCTGGATAAGTTTAACAAGCGAAACCGGAACGTCCGGGAAGGTGCCATTAGCAACTACGCTAATGACATGAGAGAAGGCAGGTGGGAACTCACCCATCAAGGCATTGCGTTTTACGAAGATGGCGTCCTTGCTGATGGGCAGCACCGTCTCCTAGCGGTTATCAAAGCTAACCGTGATGTTCAGTTCATGGTGACTCACGGCCTGCCTAAGAAAGCAGGGGCTGTCTTAGATCAACACTCTAAACGACAGGCTCATGACGCCATCGCCATCGGCGGTCTAGCTGAGGGGACCAATAGGAACATCGTAGCCATCACACGTTTCCTGATGTCCAACATGGGCACCACTACAAAACCCAAGAGTGTTCATGACATTGCGTGGTTTATAAAGAAGTACTACGAAGTCCTGCACAAGGTTGACCGGATGGTCATCTCCAAGAAACGGCAAGTTACACACGCCGGGATCTTATCGGTGTATGTTTGTGCGCTCTTGGCTGGGGAGCCAGAAGAGAAACTCGCTAGGTTTGTAAAGGTGATGTACACAGGTGAACCTGCCGGACCGCATGAGAACGCAGCTATTCGTCTGAGAGAACACCTGCTGATGACGCCGAACGCATGGGTTGGTGCGGCACGTACAGAAACCTGTAAACGCGCCATGAGAGCGCTGCATGCGTTTGTCCGGGAACAACCGCTGGGCAGGCTTGCAGTACCGCCTGAGTTCATTTACTCAATGCCGGAGGCATGATGGATATCACCGTATACAAAAGAGTGACAGACGTACAGGCCACATGGAAGTCATTTGGTTGGTCACCTCCCAGTGATGACCCGACGATAAAAGCAAAGTGGCTGTTTTATAGAACCCTAGACACTGGTGGATCTAACGAAACACCTTGTCTAGAACCGTCAGACGGTTACGCATTCCGTATAGATTTTAATTGCCAAGGAAAGATAGATGATTGATTACAGCGAAGGTTGTCATGAGTTAAAGAACCTAGTTCACGACCTGTATCGGGCGTGTCTAGATAAAGATTACTTAACTGCAAAGGAGCTTTGCGATCAAATCGTAGTAGCTGCCCGGCTTACCCGGGCGACCATTACAGACCAGCAGGAGAAAATCAATGTATGACCAGACTAGAGCCTGTCAGGCGTTGTTATCTTCTGTGATTGCCTTAGCGGTGAATGACGCAACCGCTGCCCCGGTCAAGAACAAAGACAGCAAATTTCCGATGACAGTAGAAGCGTTTACTGCCATGCGGTTTTTGTTCGATGAAACGCAAGCAGGTTTAGCTGAGTACGCTACTTGGCTGGACATCGACCCCGGGCACTTTAGAACCAAGCTGAGAGAGGTGATGGCTGATAACCACCCCCACCCCCGGGCGGGGTTTGATGCTATGAGGCGTAGGAACTTTCGGCAGAACTACGGATTGTGGCTGAGGATTAAAGGAGAGCCCGTTAGCTTGGAGGAGGAAGAATGAAAGCCTACACCGGCTACACAACCCAGCGAGCCATCTTAATAGAGTACCTACAGGTCATGATCGCCCGGAACGATTGGCATGGCGTTGCTGATGTAGCGATAGATCTTAGGGAGATGGAAGCAGAACATAGGAAGGAATATGAAACGAGATGAGATCCTGAACCGCGCAGAGAAGCACAGTGCTCTTACAGCAGGATGGATCTTTAACGCTTCAGGCTTAGAGAAGTTTTGGAAGGAAGCATACGAAGCCGGGAAGAAAGCAGAAAGGAAGGACTGTGCAGATCTAACAGAACAGATGGGTCTAGACGGTTACGGAACGCTTGCTATAGCAGCTGCAATGAGGAAAAGAAAATGAGCGAAGACGAAGTGATGGAGTTGGCTCAGCGGGCCGGGACGTATACGGAAGTAGAAGACGGAGAGGAATGGTTAGTAATGTCTGAATCTGCTTTCCCGGTCTTTGCGAAGTTAATTATAGAAACTGAACGAGAGAAATGCGCACAGTTATGTGAGCGTATGGCTAAGCGGTGTAATGACATTCGTGCAGCAGCATTAGAGGTGGCGGCGGAATATATCCGGGCAGGTGCGAAATGAACCGAGACGACATCATCCGCATGGCGCAGGAGGCTGAAGGGATTCAGTTCAACTACAGGCCCAGCGAGGAGTTTGTTTACTTTGCCGAACGCTTCGCCGCTCTCATCGCACAGCATCTGTCCTACGACGGAATTCACACCTGTCACGCTGAGTGTCAGCGTCCTGCGTGTGTTGCGGTGCGTGAAGCAGTCAAGGCCGAACGAGAGGCGTGTGCTCAGTTGATAGAGAACTACGCTCTGCAATACGACGAGCCCGTCTGGGCGCTCAAACTTACCGAAGCAATCCGAGCACGAAAGGGTTTGTAATGGTTACCCAAGATCGACTACATGAGTTGTTTGATTATAAAGACGGGCAACTAATTGCGAAAATAAAACGAAAACGAAGAAATGTTGGAGATGTTATGGGAAGCAAAACAGATAGAGGGTATCTAGCCGTATGCGTTGATGGGAAAAATTATAAGGTTCATAGAATAATTTATTTATATCACCACGGTAATTTGCCTGAACAAATAGACCATATAAATGGAATCAGAACTGATAACAGAATAGAAAACCTTCGACCTGCTACAGATTTACAGAACAGCCAAAACAGAAAGCCGTTAGCAAAATCTGGGGTCAAAGGTGTTTATTGGAATAAACGGTCAAAAAAATGGGTGGCAAATATTTGTGTCAACAGAAAAAACAAACACTTGGGTTCTTTTAAAACTCTAGAAGAAGCGGCAATGATTGCTACGGCAGAAAGATTGGCAGCGCATAAAGATTATGCTTGGAAAGGTGAGAAATGAACAATGGAGGCCCAGCGTTCCCGGCTCTAGATGCGCGAACCACGTTAAGCGGTATGTCACTGCGCGACTACTTCGCAGCGAAGGCAATGCAGGGTCTTACTACGAACAGCACCAACCCGAAGGAGATTGCCCAAGCGGCATACATCGTGGCAGACGCAATGCTGGAAGCGAGGAACAGATGAACCAAAACGAGATCTTAAAGATCGCTGCTGAGGCCGGAGCGTTCTGGGAGCTATCGGAGACGCCAGAGAAAGACGTAGCCTTTCTGATGCGCTTTGCAGAGCGTGTTGCAGCCTACGAGCGTGATCGGTGCGTGCTGATGCTGGAGCGCCTGCACGAGCGATCTGGTGGTCAGCACAATCAGTATCTGTATGCAGCCAAAGTGCTGAAGGGGGAGATATGAAATTTTTCTGCGTGATGCTAAAGCGCCCATTAGTGACACCGCGCGGTTACACAAACGTCATCGTGACTCGCTCTCTTGGTCGAGCAAGATATTTTGCAAAACGACTGCCGAGAAAATACCGGCAGATTGATGTGCGTGATGGGCGTCGGAAGTATGTGCTTGCATGGAGTTGGCTATGACAGAAGCCTTTTTTATCGGCTGGGCCGTTGGCATCATCACCGGCTACGTCGCATGGGCACCTGAAACAAGGTTCAAACGGAACTTTGTTGACGGTCTGACGTTGCGGTTTTTGTGGAGGAACAAATGAGCGCACTAAAACCTGTAGACATCCCAAACCAATACAGAGAGGCCGCACAAGAAGCTCTGCAAGATGTGATGGACGAGAACCCAGACACGGTGATTATTCTGTCGTTCTGGAAAGATCGTGGTCAGTTCAAGATCAAGACATCTATGGTGCCTGATCGGCTGATGTTGATCGGCGCGATAGAGGAAGCCAAGGCGAAAGTCATTTCAGATGGGTACGCGCCATGAGTGGCGATCACAACATGAATCAGAAACCGGTGGCGTGGTTTCATGAGGAAAAATACAAGACGCATTTCACCACCGACCCCAGCGAAGACATGATTGGAAGGTATTGGCAACCGCTCTACACCGCACCGCGCGAATGGGTCGAACTGACGGACGACGAAGCGCGCGCTCTAGTTAATCGCGCCACTTTCGGCGATAGAACCAACTGGCAAGCGTTGGTTTATATGGTTGATGCGAAGCTAAAGGAGAAGAACACATGACCAAGTGGATGCGCAAAGCCATTGAAAACGGCACACCAGAGTTCCAGTCGTATGCCGAGTACGTTACCGAGGCTATGCCAGACGTTACCCTGCCAGTGCTGCGCGATATGTTTAAACACAACGCCAGCGTGCGGGAGTATCAAGAACACCAAGCCGCCATCGAAGCAAGGCTGAAGGAGAAGAACACATGAAACCCGTCCTTTGGATCCACAAGGCCAGCGGCAGGATCCGTTTTGACGGAGAAAACCTTCCCGAATCCTGGATCCCGCTCTTTG